TCAGAGTTACTACTTCCACCTAATTATTTATTGGATGGATCAGGGGCCATTCACCCCATAGATGGCGCGAGGGTCGGTCCAACCAAACGAATAACGCTCATAACCCTTAGCTTTAGCATTCATGGTGTCAAAGTCATTATCTTGGTCGAAGGAGATACCAGTACGCTCATAGTACTTCATACCGTTCTGGATGTTAGTGCGGATGAACCATGCACGAGGAGAGGTCAGATAGTGATTCATCTTGATACCTTCCGGCAATGCATTGGTAGCTTTCAACACGTTAATGTCGTTGTTAGCAGTACCAGGCTGATATACGCTCTTAAGGATACGATTTGCATTGTACCATTCTTGACGAGCAATAATCAGGCTACGAGGCATAACATTGATCAGCAGACCGCGATCATTTTGCAGACCCATGATTGCAACCATTGCATCTTCCAGAGCAGCTTCGCTCAGGTCAACGTCAACAGTAGGTTTGTTAGCCCATGTACCACCAGTGATATTTGGGTGAGCAGTGGAACACAGAGTTACACCATCACCGCCAACATAACCAGCAGTAAATGCACGGTTGTATACGTTAGCAGCTACGTTTTCTTTCGTTTGACGGAAAGACATAGCGAGAGCAGCAGAACGACGCTTAGACACTTGCTCGTACAAGTTGTCATCCAACTCTTCTTTGGTTACAACATAACCAAGAGCGTATGCAACGTGTGTGTAGCGAGTGGTGAAACCTTGGATCTCGGAATCATAAGAGGTAGCAGCACCTTCTGATTTACGAGGAGCAAGGCCGAAGCCCGACAGTTGGACATCTTCTTCGTAGTTTTGCGAGGAAGTGTCTTTATCAAACAAATCAGTATATTCTTCTGCATGTTCGTTATACACCTGTCCCCACCAGGCTTTGATGCCGGGCCAGAGGGCTTTAGGGTGCGAAGCGGTAGTAATTACACCTGCCATTTAAATTCTCCTTATTTAATTATTAGATACCAGCGGTACCAGTACCTGCACCGTAGACGTGGTTATTAATCTTAACCAGCCACTTAGCATACTGACCAAAGGCATTATCTTGACGTTGTGCCAGACCCAAAAGTTTCAGGTTTAGCGTAGCAGTAGCAGCAGGTGCAGCAACAGCAGTAGTAGTACCAGAATCACTAGTGACTGTAGAGCCAGCAGCAATCAGGAAGTTACAGTTCAGACCAATATCTGTAGCTGCAAGTGCAACCGTATTACCTTCTTGAATTTCAAAGATAATATTCGGATCATCTGCAACCATGACGTAGTAGTCTTTAGCTTTTGTAGCAGGAATGCTGCGAGCAGTCAGATCAAGAGTAGTACCTTGCAGGCTGTTAGATGCAGGAGCAACTGCAACACCTACGATAGCACCAATAATTGCAGAACCTGCAACGCCGATAGACACAGAAGCAAGACCATTAGCATCACCAGTACCACCGAGGGTTACTGGATCGCCTACATGGTATGCACTAGTGTTTGTAGAAGGGATATAATACAGTCGAGCTTGACCATTCCAAGGCGCACCATTGAGGTAGCCAACGGGTTTCAAACCAGACGGTTTCGATACGTTTGCCATTAATTAAAACTCCTTTAAGTTTTGTATTGAATTTTAGTACCCTTCGGGGTATAAAACCCTTCAGAAGAAGTACCATCTTTTGTGTTTTGACCAGAACGAATAGCAGCATCAATCTTGTTATTACGTTCTTGGAGGTCGTCTTGATCTTCTTCGTACCACTCTTGACGAATCTTCATCAGATACGCATACATGGGACCACCAGAAGCATCAGTACCAACCAAATACCTTACTCGATCACTAACATCAGTGTTAGTAGATGTAACTCTCTCAACCACTCCACCGACTTCATCGGGAGTGCAGAATTCATAACCTCCGTCCAGAGCTTCTTGAATTCGTCCAGGAGTATCATTCATAATATGAAGATGATAACCGGGAATATCTTTACCTACTTTAAGTTTAACTTCAGTGCCATTAAAAACACCACGTTTCTTACGGGTAGGTACTACGCCAGAGGCTTGTTCTTCCCGCATACGTTCCAGACGACCTTCACTCTTTGCTACTTTTTCCTCAATTGTAAGGGCTTTTGCCATTATCTCTCTCTCCTTTTACCAGTCATAAGATGCTACATATTCTTCTTTAGTCATCAAACCTTGTTTGACAAACTTATCGCAAGCTACTTTTGCATCTGCTGGCAAAGATTCATACGACTTTTTACTTTGTGTAGTACGCGAAGTACTAGTAGATCCACTTTCTACTGGGGAACGAGGTTTAGTTTTACGACCTAGTTTATCAGCAGCAAATGTTTTTTCCAGTTCTTTATCAAGTGCATCAAAGAAAGCTTGGCCTTGAAGGAATGGATTAGCATTATGTAAAGCAGTTGCAATTGCATCTGTTGCCATACGCATTCCAGTATCTTTAGAATACCAAGAATTACGTCCTACCCATTCTTCTACTTCTGGAGGAAGTTGCTGTTGTTCTTCTACTTGAGCAGTTTTTTTACTTTGCTCTTGTGCCCTAGAAACTTCAGCTGCTTTTTCTTCTTTTAGTGCATCAATCTGCTCATCAATATCAACAGCTAGATCACCATCTCCAGATTTAATAGCTTCTTTTTTCTGCTCTCGTAGTACACGAATTTGAGATTCCATTTCTACAACTTTACGTTCGTATACTTCTTTTTGGAACTGTTTAAATTCTTCAGTAGTTTCTCGAAGAGATTCCATCTGTTTACGAGTATGTTCTAGTTCCTTCATCAATCGTTCATTGTTCTTACGAAGAATAGGATTAATTTCTTTACCACGTTGGACAAATACTTCCGCATCTACCCAAGATTCTTCAGAACCACGGAACTCTTCTTTAGGAACCCAACCAAATTGACGAGCTTCTCGTTCAACTTGATCTCGATTTTGATCTACTACTACTTCTTGTGTTATTACTTCTTGTACTTCTTCACTCATTTAAATACCTCGTGCTAAATGGGGATCAACTAGTTGTACATCAGAATCTAGGATAGCTACAATATCTTGGTCATTAATAATTCGATATTTTACGCCATCTTTACCTAGATACAAAAGACCTGCATACTTTGCAAATACTACTCTATCTTCAGGTTTAGCCCAAGTATTACACTCGTCTCCAAGTTCAATTACTAGACCAGTTGTATTTGCCATTTCTTCACGATCTCGCATTTGACCGTGGGAAATAATGATACCGCCTTGTGTTTTTTCCGCTATTTCTAACGGTTTAATCAGTACTCTCCAACCTTTCGGGTGAATACCCGACTCGTTGCTCATATAGTTCCTCCATCATATCTTCATACTTCATGTCTAAAAGCTCACGTAAAACCGCTGCTTTTCCCTTTACAAACTCCTCATTTTCATATAGATCACTAATGAGGTTTTCTTTAAATTCCTCTCTCTTTTTAAGACAAAGGTTAAAGAACTCTACTGTTACATCACTATCTTTCCACTCAAGAAATTCATCTTTCGTGATAATCATTAATTACTCCTCGGCAGTTTCTCCTGCATCTTCAGAAGCACTTTCTTTATCTACATCATCTTGACGTTGAAACTCTCGTTGTAACAAATCCATAGATTTAATAATACCTTCTTGTTTAGCTTTAGCTGCAGCCAATTGGATTTGGGCTATACCTACAGCATGTCCAAGAGGTACCGATTGTGCTTCAGTTGCTGCTTTAGCAGCTTCAGCTTCAAGTTTAATAATGGTAGCTTTATTAAGTTCTGCTTCCTGCATAAGCTTAATCATTGCAATCTTAAACTTAGCATCAGTATCCTTATCTTTAGCAGCAGCCTTAATCTGAGCTTCTTGCACTTTCGGATGAGGTGCTTGAGGAATAGCATTAGGACCTTTAGGATCAGGCAAAACTTGTTCAATATCAGTAATCTTCCAAGCTTCCAATACTCGTTTTTGAACTTGATAAGTATCAAATCCAGGAGTAGATCCTGCAAGTTGTAATAGCATAGATGCCTGTTGTACTCGCTGAGAGTCTGATACCATATTAGGATCAGCTGCAGGACGAATATCATTTACAGTAGAAAGATAATCTTGAGAAGTAATAGAACCAGCAGGGAAGTCTACTTGATCATCTAAATACAACTGATTTAAACGGTGCCATTTCTTAAATTCCTCTTTCAAACTACGGAATGTACGCTTGAAAATACCATTGAAGATCTTAGAACCCTGCTCAATCATATTCCTACTAGTTTCTGCAGGAGTATTTTGACCTGGATTTTGACCAACTAGAGCATCAGTAGCACCTGCAATACGTTCTCCATAATTGATCAAAAGATCTAGCATTTGAAATAAAACAGGACTAGGAGTAGGTGTTTGTAAAGGTACAATACCTTTACGCAAGTCGTCTCCAGTAGAATCTACAGGTTTCCATTCTCCAGGAATAAAAGAGACTTGACCTCCACGGAATTTAATACCCCGTCCTAAGAAACCACCACCAGTGTTGTTAAGAGTGCCAGCATCAATCAACTGATTAATCAATGTATTGATTGAATCATTCAACGGACCTAGCAAAGAACCAAATCCTAGATCATAAAAACCACCATCAGGAGAAGGAATAAATGGATACTTAGTAAAGTATTGTTCGGGTTCAATACGAATAATCTTAGTTTGATCTTCGTCTTGGTATTTAATTTTATCTTTAAAGAATCGAGCTACAATACGCAGTACTTGACGAGTACTCTTATGAACAACTACAATATATGGTTCTTGATAACCGTCTCCATCCAAATCCATCCAGCAATGCTGCTCAATAACTTCGTGAGGCATATTAGGATCATTCTGAGGAGGAGTAACTCCCTGAGATTTATCTGACTCTAATGCTAAAGTAGTTTGTGAAATATATGCAGGATTGTCTAGATTAATATCATTAAAGATGCCACCAACAATCTTTTCACGCAAATCGTTATGTGTCATGTACATTACATGACTAATGCGAGAAGCCTCGTCTAAACTTTTAGTATAATACGAAACTACTAGATCTTTAGCAAATATATTCTGAGAAACGTTACGATTTTTAACAGGATCATAATAGGTTTTCTTAAATGCACAACCAATGATAGGTTGTGTAATAAGAACTTTATCCATTTGATCTTCCCACTGTTCGTCTTGTTCGAGAATTTGGAAAGACATGTGAGCACTAATTTTGTCAGCTTGTTTAGCTTTAGTACCGTCAGGATCTTCACCAAAAGGACGACAAAGTACAATGCGATTACCACTAATAAGGCCCGGATAAGCCCTAGCGTGGTATTGCAAAGCAGCAATAGTAATCAGAGGAAACTTTACATTAGAGGCATTAGGCCAAGGAAAAGACCTTTTTTCTGCTACTTGCAAAGCAAGTTTAAGAGCATCTTCCATCCGTTTTTCCCATTCTTGACGAGATTCCCGATCTACTTCATATAGACGGATTGCTTCATGTCCAATAGAAGAGACATCTCGATCATCCAACAATTCAGTAATATTAGCTGAATTGAGAACATCTACAAGGGAAAGATTAGCATCTAAAATCATTTAGTATCCTGTGTTTAGGTTTCTACCTACTTCTTGATCCATTTCACGTAAGAAGAATTGATATTCTTCTTCTTCTTGTTCTTCTACAGTTCTAGCATTACGCATTTCGTCTACTACTAAACCTAACCAAGATAGAGCATCTACTTGATCATCATGTCTAGCTTTAGGGAAACGACACATTTCATCTTCAAGTTCAGCATACCATCCACGGGATTTGTCAAACTTGATACCACCTGCACGAATACGAGCTTGGATTCCTCGTGCTCTCATCTGTTTATCAGTAGTAGGAGTCATAGGATGTAGATTTAAGTACATATCCCTACGAATCATTTCACTTCTAAGTACAGGACCAATTGCTTTTTCAATTGCTCCACGCTCTACTGAAAACAAAGCAGGACGGTATTGCATGTGAACTGCGAACATTTCATCAATAATCTGTAGAGAGTCCCATCTTCCTCTACGAATATCAACAATATTCATAATTCCTTTGTCATCTATACCACATATAGCAATTACAGTATAGTCTGACCTAGCAACAGTAGAGACAGCAAAGTCTACTGCTGCATAATACACTAATTCCTTAGACCCATCATTAATTCTATCAAGATCAAACTGTGCAATTTCTTTAAAATCATCACGTTTAAAGAAGGCTGTAGACTCATCAATCGGGTAATTCAAGTATTCTTGAGAATATACTTCAGGAATACCTTGAAGTGTCATATCTTCCTTTTTTAAACGGAAGAAATCAGCATTATACATCTCAGGCCACAGTAATTCTGAAAAATCTTCAGTGTGAGCACGATATCTAACAGACTTCCAAGCTGATCTTGCTTTGCTCCAAGTCTTGAGTGGCTCAATTACTGTGGACTTATGACTGTCTTCAGGTAAAAGACGATTCAGTAGAGAGTCTAGATGAAGTACAGTACCTACGATACGGACGATACCATGTTTAGAACGGCAAGGAAGCAATGCACCGTTAAACCATCTACGGAATTTCTCTCGTCTCTCTTTGTTTTGTACCTGCTCATCGCCTTCAAGATCGTCACAAATGATCAAATCTGGACGCATTTGGTTCCATTTAAGACCACGTACACGCTGTTCGGCTCCTCGAACCATAATACGGAAGGTATGTCCGTCTGCAAGTTCTACAATAATATCTGTTTCGGTATCTTTTAGGAATTTCTTTACTTGAAAGAGTTCCACCAAATCATCATTATTTCGTAGTTCTTCCTTCATATCATTGAGGAAGTTACTTGCCTGTGTTTCTGTATCAGAAACGATTAGTACAAAACGCCTATCTCTAAATAATACCGACGCTAATGCACAAGCATGAGTCATCGCAGTAGATTTTCCGTG